ATGCCTAGCCCCCGCGAAACCATCCTCGTCGCGCTGCACGCGCGGCTCTCGGCGCTGCCCGCCACCGCCCTGCGCGGTGAGGTGCTGCCCGAGCGCGTCCCGGCCGAGGGGCTGCTGATCCTGCGCGATGGCGAGCCAGGCGATCCGGAGGTGACGCTGTCGCCACTGCGCTACCACTACCAGCACCGGGCCGAGATCGAGGCGGTCGTGCAAGGTGCCGACCGTGACGCCGCCTTCGACACGCTGACCGCCAGCATCGGCACTGCACTCACCGCCGACCGCACGCTTGGCGAGCTCTGCGACTGGGTTGAGGCGGAAGCGCCGCGCCCGGTCGATCTGCCGGTCGAGGGCGCGGCCAGCCTGAAGGCCGCCGTGATCCCGGTCGTCCTGCACTATTCCACGGCCGACCAGCTGGCCTGATCCAAACGACCACAGGAGACGATACAATGGCACGAGCCCAGGGGGCGCGGGCGCTGATGGCGCTTGCGTTCGAGACGACCTATGGCACGCCGCCCGTGAGCGGCTTCACCCGCATGCCCTTCGCCAGCACGTCGCTCGGGGCGGAGCAACCGCTGCTGAACTCGGAGCTTCTCGGGTACGGCCGCGATCCGCTGGCGCCGATCAAGGACGCGGTGACGGCGGACGGCGATGTCGTGGTGCCGCTCGACGCCGAGGCCTTCGGCTTCTGGCTGAAGGCGGCCTTCGGGACACCCACGACCACCGGCGCGGAAGCGCCCTACAGCCACGAGTTCCAGTCGGGATCCTGGACGCTGCCCAGCATGTCGATAGAGACCGGCATGCCGGAGGTGCCCCGCTATGCGACGTACTCGGGCTGCGTGCTCGACCAGATCACCTGGCAGATGCAGCGGTCTGGCCTGCTGACCGCAACGGCCCGGCTGGTCGCGCAGGGCGAGACGGTGGGCACGACCACCAGCGCAGGGACACCCGCCGCGCTCGAGCTGAAGCGCTTCGGGCACTTCAACGGCGCGATCACCCGTAACGGGTCCGCGCTCGGCAACGTCGTCTCGGCTGAAATCACCTATGCAAACAACCTCGACCGGATCGAGACGATCCGCTCGGACGGCCGCATCGACGGCGCGGACCCAAGCATCGCGGCGCTCACCGGCCGGATCGAAGTGCGGTTCGCCGACCAGACGCTGGTGACGCAGGCCATCAACGGCGAGGCCTGCGAGCTTGAGTTCGCCTACGTCCTGCCCTCGGGCGAGAGCTTCACCTTCACCGTGCACGCCGTTTATCTGCCGCGCCCGCGCATCGAGATCTCCGGGCCGCAGGGCGTGCAGGCGACCTTCGACTGGCAGGCCGCCCGCGACAGCGTCGTCGGCCGGATGTGCACCGCCACCCTGATCAACGACATCGAGGTGTATTGACGATGCTGACGCTCGACCTGACGAATGAACCGCGCTGGCACGACCTCGCCCCCGGCGTCCGGGTGCAGCTGCGCCCGCTGACAACCGCGCTGATGGTGGCGACGCGCAGCGATCCGGCCGTCGAGGCGGTGCCCGAGGAGGCCTCCGACGAGGAGCGCGCGGTTGCCTTCGCCAAGGCTCTCGCGCGGCGGGCGGTGCTCGCCTGGGAGGGCATTGGCGATGCCGACGGCAATTCCATCGACCCCAGCCCCGAAGCCATCGACGCGCTGCTCGACGTCTGGCCGATCTTCGAAGCTTTCCAGCTGACCTACGTCTCCAAGGGCCTGCTGCTGGAACAGGAAAAAAACGCCTCCGCGCTCTCGCCGAATGGTCCTTCGGCGGGGGCGAGCGCTACTGCGAAGCCTGCGCGCAAGCCTGCCCGGACTGCCCGGCGCGGCTGAATCGCCCGGAAACACCGGAGGGTTGGCAGGTCTGGGACCTCGTCGGCCGCCTCGGCGGCCAGCTGCGTGTCCTGCCCGGCGCGGTGATCGGCTGGGACATGTCGGCGGCGCTGGCGCTCGGTGACGCCCTCGGCGTGCCGCCGCTCGCCATGGCCGAAGTGCTGCCGGTCATCGAAGCGGTGATGGTCGCCAAGCTCAACGAACAGATGGATCACTCCCATGGCTGAGAAGAGGGTCAGCGTCCGCCTCGCGGCCGTGGGCGGGAGGCAGGTGCGCGCCGAGCTGGAAGGCGTGGGTGAAGCTGGATCGCGCGGCTTCGGACGGCTGAGCCGGGAGATGGAAGCGGCGAACACCCGGCTCGCGGCGTTCTCGCGGCCGGTGCGGGTCGCGGCGGCCGCCGCCGTTGCAGCCGCAGCGGCCGCTGGCGTGGCGATGATCCGGTCCGGCCTGCAGACGGTCGATGCACAGGCCAAGCTTGCCCAGTCCCTCGGCACCACGGTCGCTTCGGTCCAGACGCTGGAGCGTGCGGGCGCGCTGGCGGGCGTTTCCATGTCCGGCATCGAGCAGGCGACCAAGGATCTGACGCGCCGTCTCAGCCAGGCGGCCGCCGGGACCGGTCCCGCCGCCGATGCGCTGGACCGGCTCGGGCTTTCCGCCAACGAGCTGATCGCATTGCCGTTGGACCAGCGTGTGGGCGCGATCAACGCCGCCATCGAGAGCTTCGTGCCCGCTGCAGAGCGCGCCGCCGTCGCGGGCCAGCTCTTCGGTGAGGAAGGCTCCATCGCCATGTCGCGGATCGACACCGCGACGCTGCGCCAGGCGACGGAGGACGTGCTCGCTTTCGGGGTCGTGGTCTCCGAGCAGGACGCCGATCAGATCGAGCGCACGAACGACGCGATCTCGCGTCTCGGGCTGATCTGGCGCGGGCTGTCGAACCAGCTGGCCGTCGCTGCAGCCCCCGCGCTGGAGGCGGTCGCCAACGCCATGGCGGCTGTGGCCAGCAGGACTGGTCCGCTCGGTGTCGCGATCCGGAGCCTCTTCGACAACATCGGCCGCCTGACGACCTATGCCGCCACCTTCGCGGCCTTCCTCGCGGGACGGTGGGTTGCTGGCATGGCCGCTGCGGCGCTCTCGGTTCGTGGGTTCGCCACGGCGCTGGTCGTCCTGCGTGGGGCGCTGATCCGCACCGGCATCGGCGCGCTCATCGTGGGCGCGGGCGAGCTCGTCTACCAGTTCACCCGCCTCGTCTCCGGTGCGGGCGGCTTCGGCGAGGCGATGTCGCTCCTGAAGGACCTCGCGGTCGAGGTCTGGGAGCGGATCAAGACGGGCGCCGCTGCGGCGGGCGCGGCCGCCACGACGATGTTCTTCGACCTGAAGGCCGACGCCGCCTCCGGGATGCAAAGCGCCATCGACAGCGTCGTCGGTTTCGGCAACACCGCCGCGAACACCTTCGAAGGCGCCTATGAGGCGATCAAGGCGATCTGGGGCCTGTTGCCCGCCGCCATCGGGGATCTGGCGTTCCAGGCGGCCAACAGCCTGGTCGACGGGGTCGAGGCGATGCTCAACGGCGTGGTCTCGCGCATCAACGGCTTCATCGGCGGGATCAACCAAGGGCTCGAAGCCCTCGGGTCGGAGCGCCGCATCTCGCTGGTGCCCGACCTCGACCTTGGCGAGATCGAGAACCGCTTCGAGGGCGCGGCCAGTGCTGCCACGACGGCGGCGCAGGCGGCGTTCGACCGGGCCTTCGAGGACAACCCGCTGACCGCGCCCGATCTCGGCCTGACCGACGCGGCGAACCGGGCGCTCGAGTCCGCGAACCTCTATCACGGGGCCGCGCGCGATCTGGCCGAAGGGGCCCGCGCGCCCGTCGAAAGCTGGCAGGCGCTCCGCGACGCTGTGCGCGGCACCGACGAGGCCAGTGCCGATGCGCTGACCGAGGCCACTGGTGCTGCCGAGCGGCTGGAGACGGCGCTTGGTGAAGCCGGACGCGCCGCCACAGGTGCAGGCGCGGCGACCGGAGCTGCCGCCGCTGCCGCGGAGCCCGCGACCGAGGCCGCCGTCACCGGGTGGCAGGCGGTCACGGCAGCGCTGTCGGATTACGCCAGCAAGGCGCGCGAGATTGGCGGCGACATCGGCCAGAGCCTCGTCGGCGCCTTCCAGTCCGCCGAGAACGCGGTGGGCCAGTTCGTGAAGACCGGCAAGCTGAACTTCCGCGACCTCGTCACCTCGCTGCTCGCCGATCTCGCCCAGCTGGCTGCGCGGCGCTTCATCCTCGGGCCGATCGCCAATGCGCTCTCCGGCGTGTTCTCCGGGGCGGGCGGGATCTTCGCCAACGTCCTGCATGCGGGCGGGATGGTGGGGTCCGCGGGGCCCTCGCGCATGGTCCCGGCCATCGCTTTTGCTGCCGCGCCGCGAATGCATGGCGGCGGCATGGCCGGGCTTCGTCACGACGAGGTGCCCGCGATCCTGCAACGCGGCGAACGGGTGCTGTCGCGGCGCGAGGCGCAGAGCTACGGCGCGGGCGGCGGCGTCAACGTCACTATCATGGCCCGCGACGCCGAGAGCTTCAGGCAGTCCCGCACACAGGTCGCGGCCGACATCGCCCGTGCCGTGTCGCTCGGGCGGAGGGGCATGTGATGGCGTTTCACGAGGTCCGGTTTCCCGACAATATCAGCCGCGGCGCGCGGGGCGGACCCGAGCGGCGCACGCAGATCGTCGAGCTCGCCTCGGGCGACGAGGAGCGCAACGCCAGCTGGGCGAACAGCCGCCGCCGCTACGATGTCGCCTACGGCATCCGCCGCGCCGACGATCTCGCCGCCGTCGTCGCCTTCTTCGAGGCGCGCAACGGTCGGCTGCATGGCTTCCGGTTCAAGGACTGGGGCGACCACAAGTCCTGCCTGCCTTCGGGCACGCCATCGCCCGCCGACCAGGCGATCGGCACCGGCGACGGCGCGACGACCGCCTTCCAGCTGGTGAAGCGCTACGCCTCCGGTGTGCAATCCTGGACGCGCGCCATCGCGAAGCCGGTGGCGGGCAGCGTGCGCATCGCGCTCGGCGGGATCGAGCAGCTCGGCGGCTGGTCGGTCGACACGACCACCGGCTTCGTCACCTTCAGCGCCGCCCCGGGTATCGGCGTCGTAATCAGTGCAGGCTTTGAGTTCGACGTGCCCGTCCGTTTCGACACCGATGTTCTCGACGTGACGCTCGACCTCGAGCGGCTCGGTTCGATCACCTCCATTCCGCTGCTGGAACTGCGCCGATGAAGACCCTCGATCCTTTGCTGCAGGCCCATCTCGACGAGGGTGCGACGACGCTCGCCTGGTGCTGGCGGATCATGCGCGCCGATGGCGTCACCTTCGGCTTCACCGACCATGACCGGACGCTGAGCTTCGACGGCACCGACTTCGAGCCCGAGAGCGGGCTGACCGCCTCCGAGGTCCGTTCTGGTTCGGACCTGTCGGTCGATGCGCAGGATGCGGAGGGCGTGCTGACCTCGGACCGGATCACCGAGACCGACATTCTCGACGGCCGCTGGGACAACGCCGAGATCGAGGTCTGGCGGGTGAACTGGTCTGATCCCGGCCAGCGCGTGTTGATGCGGCGGGGCGCCATCGGTCAGATCCGGCGCGGGCGACTCGCCTTCGTCGCCGAGGTCCGCTCGCTCGCTCATGTGTTGGGCCAGACGGTGGGACGGACCTTCCAGGCGACCTGCGACGCCGCGCTCGGCGATGCACGCTGCAGCGTCGATCTGGAGAACCCGACGTACAAAGGCACGGGCGCCGTCATCGATCTCCTGCGGGACCGGGCCTTCACCGCCTCGGGGCTGGGCGGCTTCACCTCCGGCTGGTTCACCTTCGGTACGCTGGACTGGACCAGCGGCGCGAACGCGGGTCGGCGCACCGAGGTGCTCGGCCATGACGTCACGGACGGCGTGGCGATCCTGACCCTGCTCGAAGCGCCGGTGCGCGCGATCGCCGAGGGCGACGGCTTCACCATCCGTGCGGGCTGCGACAAGCGGATGGAGACCTGCGGGGCGAAGTTCGCGAACACCGCCAACTTCCGCGGTTTCCCGCACATCCCCGGCCAGGACGCGGTGCTGCGCTATGCCACGAAGGACGGTGGGCACGAGGGAGGCGTGCTGTGACCTCCGCCGATCCCCTGGGCGTCATCGCCATCGCACGGTCCTGGCTCGGCACGCCGTACCACGACCAGGCGAGCCTGCGCGGTGTCGGCTGCGATTGCCTCGGGCTCGCCCGGGGCATCTGGCGCGAGATCGTCGGCCCCGAACCGTTCCCGATCCCGCCCTACAGCCGGGACTGGGGCGAGACCGGACCGCGCGAGGTTCTGGCCGAGGGCGCGCGGCGGATGCTGATTGAGGTGCTGCCCGCCGAGGCCGATCCCGGCGCGCTGGTCCTCTTCCGCATGAAGCCCCGTGCCATCGCGAAGCATGTAGGGATCCTGACCGCGCCCGACAGCTTCCTCCACGCCTATGAGCGGCTCGGCGTGATCGAGGAACCGCTCATCCCATCCTGGCGGCGGCGCATCGCCTTCGCCTTCCTGTTCCCGCAACGCTGAGACCCCGACATGGCAACGCTTGTTCTCGGTGCCGCCGGCGCCGCCATTGGCGGTTCGATCGGTGGCGCGATCCTCGGCGTCAGCGCCGCCACCATCGGCGGATTCATCGGCTCCAGCATCGGCTCGGTCGTCGACAGCTGGATCATCTCGTCGCTTGCGCCCACCCAGCGCATCGAGGGCGCGCGGCTCGACACGCTGCGCATTACCTCGGCCACCGAAGGCGCGGTCATCCCGCGGCTCTATGGTCGGATGCGCATGGGCGGCAACATCATCTGGGCGACGGATTTCCGCGAGGAGACGAAGACCACCACCCAAGGGGGCGGCAAGGGCGGCGGGGGCGGCAAGGTCAAGACCACCGAGTATCTCTACTACGCCTCCTTCGCCGTGGCGCTCTGCGAAGGCCCGATCACCGGCATTGGCGGCGTCTGGGCCGACGGCAAGCCGATGGACCTCTCCGGCGTCACCTGGCGCTGGTATCCCGGCGACGAGGTGCAGAGCCCCGATCCGTTCATCGCGGCGAAGATGGGCGCCGCCAACACGCCCGCCTATCGCGGCACCGCCTATGTGGTCTTCGAAGAGCTGGCGCTCTCGACCTACGGCAACCGCCTGCCGCAGCTGTCCTTCGAGGTGTTCCGGCCGCTCGCCGATCCCGACACCGCCGAGGGGCTGACCCGCGCCGTCACCATGATCCCAGCCTCGGGCGAGTTCACCTACGCGACGCAAGCGATCCGCAAGACCGATGGCGGCACGACGGTGCCCGAGAACCTGAACGCGCTGCCGGATGCAACGGACATGGTGGAGTCACTGGACCGGCTTCAGGCCATGGCCCCGGCGGTCGAGAGCGTCAGTCTCGTCGTAGCCTGGTTCGGCGACGATCTGCGCGCGGGCACCTGCAAGGTGCGGCCGGGCGTCGAGGTGTCGGCCAAATCGACCACCCCCGCCAGCTGGTCGGTGAACGGCGTGAGCCGCGCCAGCGCCTTCCTCGTGAGCCGCGACGACGAGGACCGTCCGGTCTATGGCGGCACGCCCTCCGACTTCGCGGTGGTGCAGGCGATCCAGGAGATGAAGGCCCGCGGGCTGCGCGTCACCTTCTACCCGTTCATCCTGATGGATGTGCCGCCCGGCAACACGCTGCCGAACCCGTATTCCGACAACGCCGCGGAGACCGGCCAGCCTGCCTTCCCCTGGCGGGGGCGGATCACCTGTTCTCCTGCGGCGGGGTTCGCCGGGACCGTGGACAAGACCGCCACGGCGGCGAGCCAGGTCGTGGCGCTGTTCGGCGCGGCCACGCCCGCCAGCTTCAGCGTCTCGGGTCAGTCGGTTTCGTGGACCGGCCCCTCCGGCGATTGGGGCCTGCGGCGCATGGTGTTGCACTACGCCCATCTCTGCGCGGCGGCGGGCGGGGTCGACTCCTTCCTGATCGGCACCGAGATGCCGGGGCTGACGACGATCCGCTCTGGGGCCAGTACCTATCCGGCGGTGCAGGCGTATCGGGACCTGCTTGCGGATGTCCGCTCGATCCTCGGGTCCGGGACGAAGATCGGCTATGCCGCCGACTGGTCGGAGTATTTCGGACACCAGCCGGGCGACGGCTCGGGCGACGTGTACTTCCATCTCGATCCGCTCTGGGCCGATCCGGAGATCGATTTCGTCGGGATCGACAACTACATGCCGCTGTCGGACTGGCGCGACGGCTTCGAGCATGCGGACGCGGCCGAGGGCTGGCCCGCGATCTACGACCGCGCCTACCTGCAGGGGAACATCGCGGGCGGCGAAGGCTTCGACTGGTTCTATGCCAGCGCGGTGGATCGCACCGCGCAGGTGCGGACCCCTATCACGGACGGCGCGGCGGCCAAGCCATGGGTCTTCCGCTACAAGGATCTGCGCGCCTGGTGGTCGAACGAGCACTACGACCGCCCGGGCGGGGTGGAGAGCGGCACGCCGACGGCGTGGGTGCCGGAGTCCAAGCCCATCTGGTTCACCGAGCTCGGCTGTCCCGCCATCGACCGGGGCACCAACCAGCCCAACGTCTTCTTCGATTCGAAGTCCTCCGAGAGCTTCACGCCGCATTTCTCGCGGGGCTGGCGCGACGACGCGATCCAGCGGGCCTATCTCGAGGCGACGTATCTCTGGTGGGGCGAGGCCGCGAACAACCCGCTGTCCTCGGGTTACGGCGGCCGGATGGTGCACGTCCCCGAATGCGCGGCCTGGACCTGGGATGCGCGGCCCTATCCGTTCTTTCCGGCGCTGACCGACGTCTGGACGGACGGTGCGAACTGGCGGCTCGGGCATTGGTTGACCGGGCGGCTCGGCGCAGTGTCGCTGGCCGCACTCGTCCGGCACCTCTGCCTGCGGACCGGGATGCCCGAGTCGAGGATCGACGTCTCCGGGCTCTGGGGTGCGGTCGAGGGTTACGCCATCACGGCGCTCGAAAGCCCGCGCGCCTCGATCACCACGCTGTCGCGCCACTTCGGCTTCGACGCGGTCGAGACCGAGGGCGTGATCCGTTTCGTGATGCGCGGCCGGGCCTCCGTCGCGACCCTCGCGCCTGACGGACTGGTCGCCGCTCGCGAGGGCGACGTGCTGGAGCTGACCCGCGGTCAGGAGACCGAACTGCCGCAGGCGCTGAAGTGGCAGGTCGCCCGCGCCGACGAGGATTATGACGCCGCCCTCGTCGAGGCCCGGCGCATCACGGTGGACACCACGCGCATCGCCTCCGAGTCCTTCCCGATGGCCGTGCCGCCAGAGGAGGCCGAGCGGCGCTGCCGCCGCGCGCTGATGGAGGCGTGGGTCGGTCGCGAGACGGCGGTGTTCCGTCTGCCGCCCTCGCGGCTCGCGCTGGACCCGGCCGATGCGATCCAGCTCGCGCATGACGGGCGGCTGGTCGATCTGCGGCTCGTCTCCATCGCCGACGCCGAGGCGCGGGGCATCGAGGCGGTCCGCCAGGACCGCGCGACCTACGACCTGCCGCCCGGCGATCCCCGCGCGGCGTCGCTGACGCGGGCGGTCGTGTTCGGCGCGCCGGATGCGGTGCTGATGGACCTGCCGCAGCTGACCGAGGATCAGCCCGCACATCGGCCGCTGGTCGCGGCGCACGCGGTTCCCTGGCCGGGTGAGATGGCTGTGTTCCGCAGCCCCTCGACCGATGGCTTCGAGCTGCTGACCACCTTCGGCAGTCGCGCCCGGATCGGGGCTCTGGTCACCGACTTCTATCCGGGCCCCAGCTCGCGTTTCGATCTCGGAAACGCGCTGGTGGTCGATCTGCTCACCGGCACCTTGGAAAGTGTCACCGACCTGACCCTGTTCGGAGGGGCCAACGCGCTGGGAGTGGAAACCGCGCCCGGCACCTGGGAGATCGTGCAGGCGGGCGCGGCCGAGCTTCTGGCACCTGGCCGCTATAGTCTGACCCGGCTCCTGCGCGGCCAGCGGGGCACCGAAGGCGCGATGGGCAACCCGGCTCCGGCAGGCGCGCGGGTCGTGGTGCTGGACACCGCGCTGGCGTCTCTGCCGATCGCCGAGGCCGATCTCGGATTGCCGTGGAACTGGCGCATCGGCCCGGCGAGCCGTCTCGTCAGCGACGAGACCTATGTGGCGCAATCCTTCACGCCTGCGGGCGTAGGGCTTCGTCCGTTCTCCGTGGCCCATGTGGAGCAGCCGTGGCGTCGCCCCCGCACTCCCGGCGATCTCACCATCCGCTGGACGCGTCGGTCCCGGTCGCTCGCGGCCGACAACTGGGGCGCGGCCGAGGCGGCTCTCGCAGAGGAAACCGAGGCCTACGAGGTCGAGATCCTCGACGGCACGACCGTGAAGCGGGTGCTGAGCACCGCCACCACCAGCGCAGTCTACAGCAGCGCCGACCAGACCGCCGACTGGGGCGCGCCGCTCGGCCCCGGCGACACGCTCGACATCCGCATCTTCCAGCTCTCCGCCCTCATCGGGCGGGGCGCACCCAAGACCGTCACGCTCTTGTTCTGAAGGCCATCCCATGTCCGACGCCACGACCCATCTCCTGCTGCCCTACATCCTCGCGGCGCAGGCCCAGAAGCATGTCACCCACAACGAGGCGCTGAGGATCCTCGACGGGCTCGTCCAGCTCTCCGTCCTCGACCGGGATCTGACGGCACCGCCCGGTTCTCCCGCCGATGGCGACCGCTACATCGTCGGCTCGGGCGCGACGGGCGACTGGGCGGGCTGGGACCTGAACGTCGCGCTCTGGACCGACGGCGCCTGGCTGCGACTTCCGCCGCGGACCGGCTGGCGCGCGTGGGTCGAGGACGAAGGCCTGCTCTTGGTCTATGACGGCGCAAACTGGGTCGGCACCACGCCGACGGCGCTGCAGAACCTTGAGCTCTTGGGACTGGGCACGGCAGCCGACGCTGCGAACCCGTTCTCTGCCAAGCTGAACGCGGCGCTCTGGACGGCGAAGACCGTGGCCGAGGGCGGCACGGGCGATCTCTTCTACACCATGAACAAGGAGGCTGCGGGCGACGATCTCGGCCTGACGCTCCAGACCGGCTTCGTGACCAAGGCGCTGGTCGGCCTCTTCGGCTCTGACCGATTCCGGATCGCGGTCTCGGCCGACGGCAGCACCTTCTTCGACGGGCTCAGCGTCGACAACGCCACCGGCATTGTGGACCAGCCCCGGCTGCCCCGCTTCAAGGCCTGGACGAACTACGACAACTACGTGGGCGTCGGGACCTGGACGAAGATCGGCCTCAACAACACCGACACCAACGACCAGGGCGCCTTCGACGCTGCGAACAACCACTTCGTCGCCCCCGTGGACGGCACCTACCTCTTCGGCGCGACGCTGCTCTACAAGATCAACGCCAGCGCCACGGCCCGCATGCGCGGGCGGCTGGTCCTGAACGGCACCACTGAAATCCGCGGCTCCCTCGGCGAAATCTCCGCCACCCACGTCTCGCTCGCCACCGCGATCTGGCTGCAGACCATGGTGCCGCTGACTGCAGGCGACACCGTCGAGCTGCAGGGATATTTCCGGGTCGCGGACGGCTACTTCGCCGCCGACCACACGTCCTTCTGGGGCTGCAAGGTCGGCTGAGCGGCGGAAGGAGGATCCGATGAACCCACCCCGATCCGAGGGCTTCGTGCGCATGCCCGACGCCGAGTTCGAGGCCATCCTGACCCGCGCGGCCGAGGAAGGCGCGAAACGCGCGCTGGCTGATGTTGGTCTCGACGGCGACGAGGCCGCGCTCGACATCCGCGATCTACGCTCCCTCGTGGATTGCATCCGTATGGTGCGGCGCACCGCGATGCAGACCGCCGTCCGCATGATCACCACCGGCGTCATGCTGGCGCTGCTCGCCGGCATCGCCATCAAGCTCAAGATCTTCGGCGGCAGCCCGTAGTCGCTCCCTATCCCCATCCATCAGCCCGCAATGACCCGCCCTCGAGGCGGGTTATTCGTTTTCGGAGGACCCG